CTTTCAGGAACGCATCGCCAATGAGATAGGGGCTCTTTGGCGGCGAGCCGGCGCACAGCGGGATGACGGTGTAGAGCACTTCCCAACTGATCTTCGCGCCCTTGGCCGGCGTCACTGACTTGGCTTCGATGCCAGTCACGACACAGCGGTGCACGGCATCTGCGGCCGGCTCATGGAAGTAAACCGTGTCGCCCACGGCATGCGTGGTGTGGATGCTGGTGTAGCTCATGACTTCGCCACCAGCAAATCAAGCTGATCCCGCAAGGCCGCGAAGATGGCCCGTTTCTGCGCCACGGTGTAGAGCACGGCGCGCTTGTCGTTGCCAACCGGCTCAATGCCCATGGCGGCAATGAATGCTTCGGTGATCTTGAAGCCTTCCCCGACTTCGGCGCACAGTTCGCCCAACTTGATGCGGCGGCCATCGTCGGCTGGCGGCACTGGCACGTTCACGCAGATGGTGCGGTCGCCTTCAGGTGCGCCAGGGTCGATGCCGATCAGGATCGGCGCCAGCGTTTGCAGCGCACCGGCCGCGAACTGCTGGACTTCTGGGCCATAGGTGATGACTGCCGCGCGGTCAATGACCATGCCGGCCACCACAGCAGACAGCGCATCGCCAAGGCTTTGGATGCGCTCTGGCTCAATGGCCTCTGCGCGCTTGGCTTCTTCCAGGGCAGCAAACGCAGCGGCGGCCAAGCGATCTTCTTCGGCCAGCCTCTCAAGCCGCTCAGACTCAGCCCGCGCCACTTCTTCCTGCTGGCGCTTCAGTTCGGCTGCGCGCTGCTCAGTCGCAATGCGCTCTTGCTCAGCCCTTTGCGCGGCCAGCCTGTGCGCTTCTGCGGCTTGCTCAGCGGCCACGCGCTCACGATCTTCGGCGGCGGCAAGCATGGCCTGCAGTTCGGCCAGCACGGCGGTACGCGCTTCTTCGGCTTGTGGCGCGAACTCGTCCCAGTTGGCAGGGTTGATTTCCATGCCACTCAGGATGTTCAAGGCTTCACGCAGAGCATCCACGCCACGCCCGGCCATGCCGATGCTCAGGCTGCGCAGTTCCATCAGCTTGCGGCCGAAGTGATCCACGCGCGCCAGCCGTTCGGACTCGGCCTTGACGCGGGCGGCTTCGGCCTCTTGCGCCACCGTGGCCGTGTGCATGTCGCGCAACTGGGCCAGCAGTTGGGCATGTACGTCCTGCGCTTCGGCCTGAAATTCCAAGAAATCCTGGCCAATGGTGATGCCTTCGACCATGGCGATCTTGGCCGCGATTTCCGCCGCAGGCTGGCCAGCAGCACGGGTCGCAATGCCGCGCAGGTAGTCGATCCTCTTGCGCAGCGCGGCCACACGGGCGGCTTCGGCGGCGGCGCGGGCAACGCGCTCTTCTTCGCGGCGGGCTTCGTCCGCCTTTATCTGACGGTCAATCGGGCCTTCAAGCGCCAGGATTTCACCCTCGATGCGCTTGGCTTCGGCGTCGATCAGGCGCGAACGCTCCAGGGCCGGCGCCTTCAGTTCCTTGCGCTTGTTCTCCAGGGCCGTGCGCAGCCTGACAAGCTCCAGACGGTCGGCTCGGGCCTCCTTGTCGCCGGCCACGGTCTGCAAGGCGTAGGTCTTGCCGGTCAGGCGCTTGCGCAGTTCGGCCAGGGCTTGGGCTGTCTTGGTGTACTCCGCAACGGCGCACGCTGGCGCGTCAACAACCTCATCGGCCACTTCGGGCTTGGTGATGGTTTCCATGCTCACTCCACCCGCAACAGTTCAATGCCGTTGTCGGTCATGGCCGTAATGCACGTGCCGCCGCCCCAGGTCCGAGCGCAGTAGCCGGTGATGCTGCTGCGCAAGGATTCGCGGTCTTCAGCAGTGGTGTACGGGCCATAAGGCACCACCGTGGACTGCCCGGCCGCCAGGACCGAAGTCAGCGCCTCGTGGTGCTTCAGGAACGCCCCACGCGGATGGTTCTGGTGCCGCTTCTTCGGCTCCACCTTGGGCGCGATTTCAAGCGCCCCATGCTTCACGCCTTCAGCGTCGATCACGGCGTATTGCACGCCGGCTGCGATCAGCAGTTTCAGGGCGCGGCTCAGGGCTTCGGTTTGGACGATCATCGTCACTCCTTTGTTGACTGGTTGAAGAATCACTGTTGGCTGTCAAACGACACGCCAAGGTCATGGACCGCGTATGCCTGGGCGGCGGCCAGGTACAGGCCCATTTCCTCGGTGTTCAAGTCGCTCGTGCCCATGCTCAGCACGCGCGATCCATCTGGGCAATCAGCCCACTTGTCCTTGCCTGAAGCGCACTTCTCCGGCAGGAAACGCTGCTTCAGGTGCTCGCCCCAAACCTCGGGCGCGAACCACTGGCCGCCGACACGAACTTGATCGCTGATCTGCTGCAACACGGCGCCCCAATAGAACTTGTTGCTGCCGTCGCTACGCCTTGGCTTGAACCGGGCCACGGTGACCTGCAGAGGCTGGCCAGCCTTGACGGCAGAGCCGGCGTGCGCCTTGACGAAGGACACAAGTTCGGCGGCCTTCTCGGGCGAGTTCAGGACGAATGAGCGCAGGACGGTCACGCCAACTCCAGCGGCCGGTGACTGGCATCAAACTCGGCCAGGACTTCGGCGTAGTAGGCGCGGGCGGCCTTGATCTTCTCGATCATCAAAGCCTCTTTGGCCGCGTCACGGTGCATGACCCACGAAGTCACGCGCAGATGCGGCGGGATGTGCGACACGGCGTGCAGTTGAATCGGTTCGTACCCGATCAGCCGCTCGGGCGTGTCCACAAGGCAATAGGCCAGCCGTGCGCGAGGCTTGTTCCACAGGCGCATGTAGCCAACGAGTTGCCAGTCATACAAGCGCAGGACGGCATCGGTCACGTCATCGCGGCACAGTGGGAACGTGGCAATTGACCACGGAGTCTTGATGTCCACGACCTCATCGACATCAGGCAGATCAGATTCGCCGGTCAGGAAATCATCGGTGCGGCGCTCATCGTTCTTTTTCAGGTCGCGGCCGAAGACGCGATTGAACAGGTCGATGCTGTCTTGCTCGCATTCGATCCCCTTTTCGATGGCCTTGCTGGACACTTCAAAGTCCACGCCAAAGATTTCCTGCGAAGCTAGTTCGCGGATGTACGTCTTCGCCGATTGCGTCAAGGGCCCGTCAGACTTGCTGCGCGGCTCGCCCATGATCTTGCCCAGCGCGGAACACCGGATGCGCAGATCAAGCATTGCCGCGCTCCGCTGCTTCAAGGTCGGCCATCCACGGGTCTTCGGTGCCGGGTGCAGCTTGCGTCGCAGGGGTGGCAGTCTCCGTCACATGGGCTGCTGCAGGCTCTTGCGTGGCCGCAGGCTGGGTAGGTGCCTGCGCAGGCTTCAGCACGGCGCCACGGGCCTGCACAGCTTGCCTGAACAGCGAATAGCCTTCGGTGTCCTTGGCCCGCTGGAAATAGGCCACGGCCGGTCCCTTGGACGATGCCAGGGCCTGCAGCTCAACGGCGGTTGCACATGCCGTGGCCTTGGCGATCCACTCATCGCGCACCGGGAAAGTTTGCGGGCCATCATCGCCGGCCAGGTGCTCACGCAGGGTTTCGTCAAGGTCTTCGATGTCCTGCGTGAAGCAGTCAGATGCCGCCGTGACGTTGAGCACCATGGCCATCTTGGCGCGCTTGTTCGCCATCTTCAGCACAGTGTTGGCCAGGTCTGCCGGCTCAGTGCGAACCTGATCCTGGGTGTAGAAGCTGCCCTGCTTGCCGCGCGCATACTTCACGCGGCGCATGGTTTCCGGCGTGGCGTCAAACTCTTCTTTGCACACGGCCCGGCGCCAGCGGTACTTCTCTTCGCTGGTGCTGCACTCGCCCATGCCGCTGCCCAGTTCCACGCCGCTGAGTTGATGCAAGCCGATGCACGTCACCCGGTAGCGGATGCAGTCAGGCGTGCTCAGGTCTTCGGTGCGGTACGTGTCGGCAATGCGAAACGTCATGCACAGTTTCTCGGCACCGGCCTTGTACAGCGTGGGCTTGTCCGTGCCGGGAATCTTCCCGTAGTGCTCGCCTTCACGCATGACGGCGCCCATGATTTCCTGCACCGCCTTGGCGTGCTGGACAACTTCAGTCACCGACATGCGGCCTGAGTTCGGCACGATTGCCCGTGCCGGGGCCTCAACGATTTCGTTCACACTCACTCCAGGGTTACAGATGGGACAGCAGCGCGCGGAAGAACCTGCGCACCTGGTGATTCACGGCCGGATGGCACGCGCGGTAGGGGCCAGACATGGAGCCTTTGGCCAGCAGCAATTCGGGCAACTGCATGGCCATGGCCTCGCGTTCTTGCTGGCGCGCATCAAGGTCGCGCTCGCGCAGCTTGGTGGGCACAACGCGGCCCTACTGCGTGCACCCAAGAGGCACGTATGGCATCGGGTACTCGCTCATCAGCAAATCCCCTTGACGCACGGCGTGGCGAAGTGGATCAGCATCAAGGCGCCGAGAATGCCGATGACGAACACGGCAACGACACTTGCGGCGCCGTTGACATTTGCTGACTTTCGCGCGTTGCGACTGTTGATGTCGCGGGCGATCATGTCTGAGTGTTTGATGCCGAACTTGCTCATGGCATCGCCCCCTTGTTCACGCACTGGCCGGCGATCCTTGCGCCTGAAGTGCGGATGAAATCGGCGTTTCTTGCGCGCTGACCATCGGCC